ATGAAAGATTTAGTGATTTATGTAAAACAATTAGAGTCTGCCAAGGGGTTACCACTCCCTTCTTATCAAAGTGATTTAGCCGCAGGAGCTGATCTTTATGCAGCGCAGACACATACTATAGAGCCAGGAGCCTATGTGCTTGTGGAAACAGGGATAGCAGTAGAAATACCAAAAGGGTATGAAGCGCAAGTTCGTGCGAGAAGTGGCTTGGCTGCAAAACATGGTATTGGTCTGGTAAATGGAGTGGGTACTATTGATGCAGACTACAGAGGAGAAATTAAGGTAATTATGATTAATTGGGGAACAAAGGCGTACACGATTAACCGAGGTGAAAGAATTGCGCAGATGGTAATACAGCCCATTTTAAAAGCAAATTTTAAATTAACAAACCTTCTTTCTGATACCGAAAGAGGTGAAGGTGGCTTTGGACATACAGGGAATAAATAGATAGAGTACAAGCACCAACCATTTCTTGCTTTCATAATTTATAGTAGCGACTAGCAACGAAATGGAGGCGCTGATATGAATACTTTATCGATCGCTGTTGTAGGTGGAGATTTAAGATTTATACGCTTAGCAGAAAAACTTTCAGTCCATTTTACTGTATACACTTATGGAATTGGGACAAAAGATGCTTCTTTAGGAATTAAACAATGTACAAAACTAGAAGAAATCAAAGTATGTGATTATATTATAGGGCCTATCCCATTATCTAAAGACCATGAGCATATTTATATGCCTTTAAGTCAAAAAAAAGTAACCATTAAAGAGTTATGTGAAGTTTGTGGGCATAAAAAACTTTTTGCAGGAGTAATCAAAGAAAGTGTAAAATCTTTATTTGGGCAATATAAGATAGAAGCAACGGATTTAATGGAGATAGAAAGCATTGCGATTGCTAATGCTATCCCTACAAAAGTGCGTATCTAAAGAGGAGATTAACTCCTCTCTTTTTTTTTACCAAAAAGCGTGATTTTAAGGCTTTCTCCATCCCATGTAATCTGATCAATGATGGTGCGGATGCGCGCTCTTTGCGTTTGGATATCTTCTGTATGCGCAAGGCTGCCTAGGTCGTTTAAAGCTTGCTTCACCATATCTAGATTTAATAATGTGATTTGATCCGTAGCAGCAGAGGTATTGATTGCTTTGATTTCTTTTTTGAGAGAGAGGTTTTCTTTATCCAGCGTTTCTAGTTGCTTCATAAAATGAGCGCAAAGAGGACTGGATTCATCCAGGGTGCTTAATTGTTTCATCAAGTTTGTGATAGCTTGTTCGTTGGCCACTAATTCAGTCTCTAGCTCTTTTAACTTTGCCTGCGTATCTTTTAATGCGCCATGAATGCTAAGCTCGTCTGAAGAGATCCCTTCCATCATAAAAGAATCTTTTTTAGAAAGAGAAACTAATTGCTCAAGTACATCCTGATCAGCGTCTTGGCCAATAACATTTTTAACATTACACTTTATACGTTTAGACATTTCTTTCGTGCTGCATACATAAGTATAGGCTAAGTTTCCGTCTGCATTGACTTTCCCTTTTTTTATTTTCATGGTAGCGCCGCAGTGTTTGCATTTGATTAGATTGGTTAAAAGACCATAATCCATCGTTTTCTTTGTATAGAAGTTCTTGTGAGTATTATCTTTTAATAGGGTTTGAATGTACACCCATTTGCTTCCCTGTATTGTTGGAGCATGTTTTCCGATGGCTATAATCCAATTGGAAGGAGAAGCGCTTATGCGTTTGTTTGATTGCTCTGTGCGGTTATAAGCAATGAGTCCATACTTGCCGTTAAACTCCTCTTTGACATTGCAAATATCACACCCAAGTTCAGACAGATAAGTATAAGCCGCTTCATCGGCAGCAACATATACAGGGTTGACTAAGATATCTTTAATGGTACTTGCCGTATATTTACACTCGTTTTTAGAATAGATATCATTCATAAACAAGTGGGATTCTACGCCCCGAAGACTCTTAAGCTCTAAAAAAGTATCAAAGATTGTATGCACCTTTTCAATTTCTACAGGCTCTGGTGACAATTTAAACATTTTTTTCTGATTCATACTGTTGTCTAGGTACAGGGTAGGTTCAGATGTAAATCCAGTAGGCGTTTTGCCTCCTAACCATCTACCAGTCCTAGCGAGTGCCCTCATATTGTCCTTAATGCGTTCTGCAATGGTCTCCCGTTCTAGCTGGGCAAATACCATAGCAATGTTTAACATGGCACGTCCAATAGGCGTAGAGGTGTCAAATTGCTCTTTCACAGAGACAAACTCAATGTTGTTTTCTTGCAGCAATTCATAGGTATTCGAAAAGTCAGCAATATTTCTGCTCACACGATCCAGGCGGTAGCAGATGAGCATATTAAACAAACCCTTTTTAGCATCTTTAAGAAGGGTCTTAAACTGAGGGCGATCGATGTTACTACCAGAGAAGCCTTCATCCTTATAAATAATAAATTCTACTTCTTTGGAATCAAGAGAAGACCATCTTGTAATATAGTCTTTGCAAGAGTCAATTTGATTGTCTATAGATTCTCCTTTATCCGATGTTTTTGATTTACGCGCGTAGATTGCAATTTTCATTTCATTCACCTCACGATAAAAAGATAAGCCCCATAGGGGCTTTATTAAAGTTCAACCTGTTCATAGGCCTTCTTTCGATAGAGTAGGGACTACTTTACTCTTCTTATAATTACTTCTTCATGTTTGGCAACTTCTTCAGTAATTCGGTTAAGCTGTTCAGTGTTTTGTGTGTAGCCATCAAATAGAGCAGAGAGCTTTGTGTCTATTTTATTTTCCATGCGAACTATATTTTGTTCAACAGTATTTATTTTGCTTTCCATGCGGCCCATATTTTGCTCAATGCTTTCTATTTTTGAATTCATACCTTGCATTTCGTTGTACATTTTAGTCATCAAATCAAACATTTTGTCTTCCATTCAATCACAATCCTTTCATATGTAGACTTATCATAACATAAATTACTAGGGTTTTTAAAGGACAAATATATTTTTTGTAATTTGGAGTATATTACAGTATTAGCATTAAAATAAAAACTCGTAAAATTAATAAATAATAGTAATTACTCCTAATGAAAATCTATATAAGTGATATTACAAAAATTTATGATTACTTGTAAAAAATAAAGTAATATGATAAAATTTAACAAAGTTTTAATGAATTTTAGAAAAGGAGAAAGAATATGGGGTTTCGTTACAGAAAAAGTATTAATCTTGGTGGTGGATTTAGGATTAATCTAAGTAAAACTGGGGTTGGATATAGTTGGGGAGTAAAGGGCTACCGCGTAACAAAGACAGCAAAGGGAAATACACGACGAACACTGTCTATTCCAGGAACAGGGATATCACATATTGAGGAGACGAGTAAGAAAAAGGATCAAGGTAAGAATCGTCAACCATTGAATTTACCTATTGATAATAACCATTACGATACTGAAGAAATTACTAATAACAGTGCACCTACAATAGTATCAGAAGGTTTAGAGGAGCTTCTTGCAGTAGCCACAAGGACCCTGCGTGTAAATAGAATAGTTAATATGGGGTTATGTGTTTTACTAGGATTAAGTTTTATAAACCCTCTTTTTATACTGCTATTTTGTGTTTTTTTAGGATCCAAAATGTATGTTAGAAAATTCGGCTTAGTAGACTTAGAATATACAATTGATGACGATCAACAGGAAGTTGTTCTGAAACGTATACAACCAATGATTAAAATTACGAAAAGCAATAAGTTGTGGCGTATCGTGCAAACTAGTAAGGTAATTGATAAAAAATACTCAGGGGGAGCAGAGAGTAGTGTTAAAAGAATTCCCTCTCAAGGTATACCAAAAGCAATTTTCCCATTTAAGTCCAATATACCGGCAGCCTCTTTCAAGACAGGGAAGGAAATATTGATTTTTTTGCCAGACAAATTATTTATCATCCAAGGAAGTAAAATTGGAGCTTTACATTATACTGATATCAGTACAAAAGCATATACTACAAGGTTTATTGAAAGCGAAGGAGTTCCTAAGGATACGCAGGTTGTTGATAAGACGTGGAGATATGTAAATAAATCAGGGGGACCAGATAAACGATTTAAGGATAACAAACAACTTCCAATTTGCTTGTATGGGGAGATTGAATTGAAATCTGTTTATGGATTAAATACAATTATTATGTTTTCAAATCCTAATTATGTTTAAAATTACAATGTTTTTAGATTTTAAAAGAACAGAGAGTATCCTCCAGTAACTAATTTCTAGTTGCTGGAGGATATTTCTATTAAAATCCATAGCAATATTTAAACAAATAGCAAGTCTACTATTTCAGTATCATCTTCAATATCCTCATGCTGCATATCAATTCCTATGTAGTAAGACAAATGAGGAAGATCCTGAATAATGTGCTTCAGCTCATGAACGAATGTATGGCATTGTTCGGCAAAAGTAAGCTTTCCATTCAGAAAAATATGATAGTATCCCCTTTTGCTTACATAAACAAATCCTTTAATATTCCCCCTAAGGTTGCAGCTAATACGTGTCTTTACATTATGTGTGGCCATTACCTCATGAAAAGGGATAGTTTCATCTAGCAAACCCCTTACTAAGGGTTCATCAAGTAGATTAATCTGTGTCATCTTCTTGCCCCCTAAATCTTATCTTTTGTAGTCATTTATTTATTTTTTGAAATAGCTATTTCACTTTTTTTAAGTACTTAATATCCATTTCATGTTCTCCAACGGAAGATTTAATAATCCCAACTTCTGTTTGGAGAGAGGATAGCTTACTTGAGATAACTTCACTCATATCATTTGAGAGAAGTTGTGCAACATCCTTTGAAAGAGAATCAAAGCGATTATCTATTTTTGCATCGAGGGACTTAATATCCTCTTTTAAGTCTCGCTCAACACGCCCCAAATCCTCTTTAGTAACCATGCTGCTTTTAATAATTGCTATTTCACCCTTGATATTTTGTGTTTCGGATTCAAGAGCGCCTACCTTTGAATTTATTTCTTGCATTTCAGTGTACATCTTGGTCATTAAATCAAACATCTTATCTTCCAATTTTAAACCCTCCTTATTCAGATTGTCTAAAAGTATTTTTAATTACCTTAAATTCTAAGCGATCCACCTTGTTTTCAACTCTTTTCAAGTTGGTAGAACTTCTATGTCTTTATCTAGTTGAACCTCTCTAGCATCAAATAAGGCATCTATCCTATCACCTAATTTATTTTCTAAATGAACAATATCTCTTTTAACAGAGAGGATATCCTCTTTAGTAGCCATAGTGGATTTCATATCTTGCATTTCAGATTTTACACCTTGGATATCAGCTTTCATACCTTGCATTTCATTGTACATCTTGGTCATTAAATCAAACATTTTTTCTTCCATAGAGTCATTCCTTTCACTAGATAGTTTATCAAACTTTAATTTAGCGTAATAGGCGCTTGATGATGGCCGTTGTTAATTATCTTCAGCATCTTCTTCATCTTCGATTGCTTTTATTATTTTGAGTATCTGACGTATGTCTCTATCATCCATATCTTTTGTTTGTTTAAAGAGAAGTTGTAAGCTCTCACGCTCTAGCATTTGTTTTGTAAATTCTTTTAGCTCTGGATCATCGTTTACAGCATCTATGATTTTTGTATTAGGGTTATCTATTCGGCCTAAAAGATAATCTACAGATACGTCAAGAGTATTGGCTATTGTATTGGCGTTTTCAGCAGATGGCTTTCTTTGATCTGTAATGTATCTAGATATTGTAGCTGGAGTAATTTGGGTTTTCATGGCCAATTCTTTTTGAGTTATATTTTTTTCATCTAATAGACTATGAAGTCTTTTACTAAATATAGACATGTAGATAACCTCCTTTAATTACCTAAATTATAATTCAATATGTAAAAAAAGTAATAAAAATTACCTAAATTATAATTAAAGTATTGACTATTACCTTTTGGTAATCTATAATCTAATTACCAAAAGGTAATAGAAAGTGTGGTGATAAGATGAATTCTATAAAATTAAGTAGTGCAAGAAAAAATTTAGGATATACCCAAGAGGCTTTAGCTAAAGGGGTAGGGTTGTCAACAAAGTCGTATAATAGAAAAGAGTTAGGTCTAATTGAGTTTAGTAGAAAAGAAATTATGAATATCTCAGAAAAACTTAATTTTGGCATTGAAGAAGTAAATGACATTTTTTTTGATAACAAAATTACCAAAAGGCAATAAAAGTAAACGGGATAGAAGTATCAAGTATCAGTAGGAAGAGCTGAGAGGATGGATTCACGTAAAGAGCAAATTCACTTGGTATTAAACCGTTAATAGAGCTGGGATGTAAAAGCATAGGACAATTTTAGTCACTCATAGCATATAGAAAGGGGGGATTGATGTGGGGAGATATGCAGACAAGATAACCATTGAGTTTTCAGAAGATCCAAACAGACCAACTTTTGAAGAAACATTAAAGGAAGTAAGAATAATGAATGCAAAAGCTTTTCTAAAACAACTAACTCCCCAACAGAGAATGGAGTTTATTCGTATAGGTAAGGAGGCGGGGCTGATTACATAAGAAGCGATTTTGACTTACTAGAGAGGACAAGTCTTATATTTATACTTTAATCTATAAAACTAATAAAAAGAATAGCTTGAGAAAACAATCTTTTAGTAAAAAGTTGTTCTATGAAACCAAGTTTTCGGCTAAAAGTTGTTTTTGGAAACCAAGGAGGGGTTAAAAGATGAACGCAAGGGGATTTGCGACAATGTTAATAGCTGCAAGAAAGGCAAAAGGACTTACCCAGGAAGCAGCTTGTGAGCTGATAGGAATAGGCGATATATCCACCTTATCTAAATGGGAAAATGGAAGCATCGTTCCAAGCGAACAAATGATTTTAAAGATTGTACAAGCTTATGAGGAAAATCTGATTGGTTATTTGTACCTGCAGGAATGTACGAAGATAGGGAACATGTTACTGCCAGAGCTGCCGATTCAACATGATCTAGGAGGGATGGTCTTACGTTTTCAAAAAGAGTACAACGATATCATCAAAATTCGTAATGAAATGGTAGAAGTGGCATGCGATGGAATCGTCCATGACTATGAAGAAGACATATGGCAGCAAGCAGTCAAAGAAATCAGAGAGTTAATGGCAGCATGTATGCCCTTAGTTGTGAAGAATTTTAAGCAAAATAAAATGCCCTTACAAGACGGCCATCTTGAAAGAGCGATTTAAATAAATGTTTATAGCCTTATTATAGCATAAGGCTATATGGATAGAAAGAGTTTGAATGAAAATATTATCTAGAAAGGTTTTGATTGTATGAGTGAAGAAAAGAAGCAGCATCGGTTCACTTTTAGAATGGATGCTGACATAAATAGTTATTTAGATGATAAGAAAGCAAAATGGAGGGGGTCTAAATCAAATGTTTTAAAAAGAATTATTTTAGAGTATGCAGAGATGAAAGGTGAAAGAGTAGGCTCTTTCATAGCTAAAAAATAGGAGGAGCAGTATGCAAAACATTGAGAAGGTAAAGGGGTTTAATAAGTTAAATGCAAAGCAGCAAGAAGCGTTTAAAGAGGTACACGGTAAGCATTTAAAAGTAGTAGGGAATAGAGAATCATGGGCACCAACGTCTGTTAGATGGGACAATAAAGATAGATGCTTCATTGTGAGATTTGTAAATGGAGATTGGCTCCACTACACAGTCGGAGGAGATTGGTATTAATCAGGGAGGAGGGAAAAGATGCAAGAGAGAGTACGTGTTCAAACGCTGGGCAAGGTGCTACAAGAATTCATTTCATGTTTTGAAAGACGCACAAAAGCAGTAATCATTTTATTTCAGCGTTTAAAAGAAAGGAAGGTTATTGATGAGAAAAGAGGGACAAGCAGTGAGGTGCAAATAAAGGAGTTATCGCCTAGCCTCTTTGTTAGGAAAGTTTATGGTTCACAAAATAGAGGGTACCCGCCCTGGAGTAAAGAAGTGTCACGACTTGAAGCTATTAAGAGAAGGACAAGAAAGGTAAGAACCAAAAAGAAGCTTCAAAAGAGAATTATGAAAATAAGAGGGAGTGAGAAAGGTGACAGAGGATAAAAAAGAGTGAAAGGAGGTGAGGGGATGGAAGAGAATAAAAAAGAAGCTATACCAAAGGGAATTGCTATACAGCAAAAAATAGAAGAATTACTAATTGAGAACAATTTGAGTTACAGGAACGCCATTGCTGTATTAGGTAGTCTGTTAGACGATTATCGTCATAAAGGAAGCAACCTTCTTGATGCTGAGAACATCAAAAAGGTTGCTGAAACACCAAGATTTGTTAAGTGAAGTTATTAAATCTTCGCTGATAAGCAGTATGCAAGTTATTAATAATGCAAAAAATCAAGGATTTTGAGAAAAACAATGGACATTGTAACGGAGGCAACTTAAATAATGCTCAAAAGGCCTTAAGTGGTATGGACAGTCTTTGAACCACAATCACAAGGTTCTATGGTGCCAGTATACGGATAAAAAATTATTTTTCGGAGCTTGTTGCAGTCATAGCAAAAGTAGGTACCATGTGGCAATTTAACAAGATTTCCGGAGGAATCAATTACTGGAAAAGTTTTTTCTATACCCAATAAACACACCTCCTTTCAATGATATTGTAACATTTAAAATTCAAAGGAGTACAAAAGGAGAACATAAAAGTTGAAAACACACGACATAAAAAAAATTATGAGAGGGCTATCAGCTGATGCAAGTCAATCACCAGGGATTAGATTTGAAGTTGTAATGGACGGGATACCGGAAGAACTACAACAGAAGATGGAAGCAGAAATCAAGGAATTTGAAAAAAAGTCAATGGACATTGTAATGCAGTCATATAGGTTGGAGTCAAAGGAAAGGGTATAAATAAAATAACCTTCTTGATGCGGAGAACATCAAAAAGACGTATATAAACTGAGGAAAGATTTATATACATTGGAGATGAAGCTTCTGGGCTTCAAACAAGAAAATGAAGAGAGGTGAGGGCACATGAAAGAAGCGGAGCTTAAAGAGCTTATGAGCCAATGCGAGGAGAGGATGACACAGTACGAAAAAGACATGCTGTCAGATAATGAAGACGCTATAATGGATTATCTTACGCAGGAAGTATTTAATCTTAAAAAACAAGAAGTGGTAGAAAACATGATTGAGTATTTCAGAGCTGAAGAGTTGACGATGACTGAGGCAATAGAGGTAATCCAAGAATTAACGACTACCTATGGTAACTTAAAAGAGCAGTTACTAAACTACACAAAGATTTAATTACAAAATAAAAAGCCCTGAAAGGCGACAACCTTAAGGGCTTCATAAAAAATACTTATGGATAGACTAATTATTACATATTTGTAGTATTTAGTCAATAGGAGGACGAATGAATACTTATTGGATAAAAGATCTAGTTAAAAATGCGGCATTTGGAGTAGTTTTCACCTTTATGCTTTACATTCCATTTTTAGTATGGTGTGTTTGGGGGTGATAAGAAAAGAGGAAGGGGTAGGCGAATGGGTATAATGACTTTTATTCTTTATATCATTCTTATAGCATTTATTTATGACTTGCAAAAACAGGTTAATTCCCTAAAAGAAGAAATGACAAAGAAGTAAGTTACACTTAAAGATAAAAAGGGGGATGGATGTTGGATGGCCAGAAATAGAAGAAGTGGGCTTGATTATTTTCCGCTAAATGTAACCTTAGACGAGAAGTTCAGATTCATAGAAATCAAATTTGGATTAGAAGGCTTTGCTGTAATCATTAAATTACTGCAAAAAATCTATTTTAACTGTTATTATATGAAGCTTGGAGAAGACGAGGCTGTACTGATTGCAGATGAGTTAAGAATGGATTATACGAGATTTGTAGAGATATTGGATGAGGCACTTAAAAGAGGGATGTTCAATAAAGAACTGTATGAAAGCTATCAAATCCTCACCTCTAGAGGAATTCAAAGAGTATTTTTAACAGCCACAAAGAAGAGAGTGAGCAAAGACATAGAACCTAAATTTTTACTAGTGGAAGAGGTTTCCGAAGAAGAAACGGCTATTTCCGCGGAAGAAATACCGATTTCCGACGCAGAAAGTACACAAAGTAAAGTAAAGGAAAGTAAAGAAAAACAAAGTAAAGTAAACCAAAAGAATAAAAATAATCTTGAGCACGAGGAGGACCTCGCAGGCGTAGAGGATTCCAAGAAGGAATTGGCTGCCACTCAAGATAAAAAGCTTACAAAAGCCCAAGTCGAAGATGTCTTTAAGTTGTTTTGGGAGCTGTATCCACGTAAACGTGCGAAAGGTGATGCATTAAAGGCTTGGCAAGCAATAAAACTCACACAGGAACTTTTAGACAAAATCTTGGCAAGTGTGAAAAAAGCTTTGGAAGTAGAGTGGGCTAAGACTGATCCAAAGTTTATCCCTTATCCTGCAACATGGCTTAGAGCTCAAGGATGGGAGGATGAGTATGGTTCACCAAAGGCTAATGTTACGCAGTTCCCAAAAAGCGCATCAAGGTTTAACAATATAGGGAGTCATAATTGGGACTTTAATGAGCTAGAGCGGTTAGAACAAGAGCATATTCAAAAAAAGCTTATGAAATAGCAGGCGCAGTAAAAAAATCCTATGTGAAGGGGTGTTTGCTTTATGGCAGTGAAATGTATTATCTGTATGGACTCAGGGTATTTAGCAATACATAAAGATAAACCTTTCAAAATCGTCCCAATGTTAGATTTACTTGGGAGTGATCTATCGGACTACAATTTAAAACGGTGTAGCTGCATGGAAAAGAGCACTGCAGCTAAGTGGAAAGCCCAAGCAGATGCAATAAAAAATGAGCAGTTGAGATTGTAGGTGAGAAAATGAAAATTGTATGTAAAGAGCAGGTAGACGACGATTGGGAATATACTCTTTCAGATGGATTTAAGCTCTCGAGAGACCAGTGGAACGCTAGGGTATTAGAATATATTCAAAAGAATAGTGCTCATGAAAGGTTTGAAGAAATAAGAGTAGTTGCTGAAAGGACAAAATGGTGCAAAGTAGATACGGTAATGGATTTTGCCCTTCAGCTCTACGGTGAGCAAATAGATATTGAATTTACAATTACTACAAGACCCGTATTTAACTTAGCATTTGAGGAAGATAAAGAACTAGGTTGTAAGCAACTTAAGTTTATTTAGGAGAGGAGGCCTAAAATGAAATATTATTTTACAATGGCAAAGGCGAAGTATCCAATACAAAATACGAGGATCATAGCGCAATTAAAACAAAAATCCTTTAAGCCTGGAGAAATTTTGGTAGTAGTGGATGCAGTAAAGACATCTCTAAAAGTTTTGGAGATCAACCAGGGGGAGATTGTTTTTGAGTGTATGGACTCAAGTTTTATTGATAGGAGAGGAGCTTAAGGATGGAAGATAGAAAGTCATGCTGAGCTATCAAGTGTTTTTACAAAAAATATGAATTTTATCAAGTCAGAGGATGATATTTATGTCGATAGCAAAATACGATGGGAGGGTATTATGAGAATTGGAAGCATTGTAGTTTTTCTTTATTGGGCGATATTTACGATAAGAATGGGGTTTACACCTAAGTTAGCCTCAAGTCTTGAAGCTAACGCATACGATAGGAACGGAAGGAATGAGGAAGCTAAGAAAACAGCACAAAGGTGGTATTATCCGCTAAAAGCAGCAAAGTGGATTTTAAAAATAGTTAAATGGATTGAAACCGTTTTATTAGTTTTACTTATTGCAGTAGTATTTTACGTACTAGGTGCAATTATGATAGGTGTAGTTGTTGTTCCAGGCTATTAATTAAAAGAATTTATTTGGAGGATGATTGGATGAACACCGATAAAGAAGAAATAAAAGAAGCATTTAAAGTCATACAAACCCAAATACTGGAGGTGCAAGGAGGGATGAATACTTTAGCAGACGCAATGATTGAGCTAACAAAGAGAATCAATAACCTAGGAAAGACTAGAGAAAGAAGATTTAAAGTGGTATGTGGGAATTGTGATGGGGCAGGGTATGACGGGAATTGCGATTACTGTGAGGGAAGCGGATATGTTGTAATCGTAACAAAGAATAATGAAATTCCACGGGGTGCTTTTGAAGAAACAAATTACTTAGTTGAAAGTGTAGAGAAGAAATGAAAGAGAAAAATGTTTGTATCGGATGTATTTACAGAGAAACAGAGGGAGCAAACGGAGAGTTAATAGACGGATGTATTCATGACTGGTTGTATAATCAAAATGATGACTTAATAGATAAAAACAATGATGTTATTGTTGAATATATGTTGAAAAATTCATGTCCATTAAAAGAGGAGGAAAGAATATGAGTGAAGAGTTAAAAAGACTTGTAGAGGTTCTTGAATATATGGAGATTGAAAGTGCTTTAGATGCCAATATAGCAGCTTTTACAAGTGGAGAGTACAAGGATGTAAACAACATACATGATTTATTAAGGGCTTTAGAAGATGAAGTTTCTTATATGCTAGAAGATAAGTGAAATTTAAGGTTTAAGGGGATTGATAAAAAGGAAATTAGAATAGTTTATATTTCTGAAATCAAATGTAGTAGGTGCGGTATAAGAGGGGTGTAATTAATAAATTAGTTTTCTCCTAATACTAAAAAAGAGGTGATATAAATGTTAAGAATAGAATCATATAGCAAGGAAATATTGGTGATTGAACATAACTCAATACATGAATATGAAATTATCAAAGAATGGATTAAAGAAGAACTTATAGGAATAAAAGATATTGATGAAATAAGTAATACTGTAGAAGAACTGTTAAAACTGAAAAAAGGAGAAAAACACATCGTGTGGCACAATGATAAGCAGTTACTGAAAATAGAAAAGGCTATCTAACTAGATAGCCTTACAGACTATTTAGTAGAAATTTCTTTAATTAAATCATAATAAATTCTTTCCAATGCAACTTTTTCATCAATATTAGTAGTCAAATCTGTAACAATATTTAATCCCTCTATTAATGAATAAGTATTTTTTATAAGCTTTGTATCATATAACAGTTCAAAGGATTTTTTTACAGATTTGCTGATATCAGCCTTTTTACTTTGAGAAATTTTCTTAAACAATGAATAGGCAATATCATTGGTTAGTACTTTAACTTTACTTAAGGTAGTAATATAGTCAAGCATTATATTATTTTGTTGCCCAATTTGTTGAATTAGGGAGAATTTAGAAATTGCATTTTCAACGCTAGAGGCGTGTTGAATTTGAATAAATGCATCTTCTAAGTCAGGGATGCATGCAAAAGATAAATCTTTGGTAGGATCGTAAAAATTATATCGTAATTCGACATTGATTTTGCCTTCAGTAATTTCGTTATTAGAGATCATTGCACCAAAAGATAACTGGCCTACATCAGGAATAGAGGTGGATTTTGATTGAGTAATAAAGATTTTTAATTCTGAATCAGTTAAATATACTCTTGTAATAGAAAAAGAAACATCACCTGTAGAGTTTAGCTTATCTAAAAGATATAGGATTACATAGATAACAATATTATTATCGTAATTTTTATATCGGGGACTAGTTAATCCTCTTAAGTAATAATTATTATCAACTAACAGGAGTCTAAATTGTTTTTCTAAGTCAGGGAATTTTGAGAGTAGATAATCTATATTTGGTTTTATATTTTCTTCCAAATTATTATCAATAAGAAAGCCAGCAAAAGTAGACATTTTAAAGATGTCATAAAATTGATCAGAGGATTTATATATTCCAGCAGCTATAGTAGGCTCACCACCATCTTCATGTTCTATAGATAACAATACTTCTTTATTATCAGAGAGACCTAAAAAAGATGTACTACTAAGTGTGGATTTAATATCTAATTTACCCGCGTTAGAATCAATACGCTTATAAGCTTCGAGTAATACATAAGAACCTTTTACATTTATAATTTTTTTATCAATGTCTAGAGGAAAAGTCTTACTTATAAGAGTATCTAGTTCTTTTGATGGATCAAGTAAATGCTTAAGTTCACTATAAGTTGCAAAGGAGTCGTTGGTAATGTTATGAAAATATTCATGATAACTATGTTTTGACAAAATATTCACCACCTAATATTGTTTTTTTAATATTATAGTTTATTTTTATGAAGTAGTCAAATGGTTGGAAAATAGAATAAAATTATTTTTTTATCAGAAGAGGAGATTAATCGATGCGAATATACGTTTTAGTTGGTCCATCAGGCGCAGGGAAAAGTACGTTAGCTAAAGTTTTAGAAGATGAAGGATTTAGTAAACTTATAACCTCTACGACAAGGGAACCAAGGCAAGGTGAGATAGATGGAAGAGATTATTACTTCTTAAGCAAGGAAGAATTTTTAAGTCAAGAAAAGATAGAGTATACCTTATACGCAGGCTATTACTATGGCTTAACTGCTAGAGAAGTGCAACAAAAGTTTGCCAGGGGGCAAAAGTATTACATCGTTATGGACCGAAAAGGGTTTTATAACTTTAAAAAAATGTATGGGAATAGGGTCAAATCTATCTTCATTACAGCCGATCCAGAGGAGCTAGAAAAAAGGCTATTAAAAAGAGGCGGGAGTAAAGAAGACATAGAAATGCGCATTAGTCAAATTAAAAATCACAAAGAGTATTTGATGGAGGATACGGATTATGTAATCAAAGCAAGTGATGTAGAGACTGCAAAAAGGGAGTTACTATCTATCATAAAACAATAGGTAAGTCTTTATAGGGAGGATGGGTGGCATGATAAGCAAAGAAAGAGTGGAAGAAATCGAATATTATTTTTGGGAAGAAACAAGTGAAGAAGAAACGCAGGAATGGCGTGAGGATTTAAATCAGGAAGAAAGCGCGTATGTAGACGAGTTAGATAAAGCAGTCTGTAAGGGAGTAGGAACCCTGTGCCAAGAATTATTAAAAAGTTTGTAATACAAAAACATACAACAAAAAACAATTTGTATTACATTGTAATACAAGGGAGGAATATAGATGAGATTAATCAGTGTAGACGCGGGGAAATTTGCAACAAAGGCAGTAACAATAGAAGGGGATGCACTTTGTTTTAGGACAAAGAGTACCAGGGTAAAACTAATGTAAAAGGATTTTTAAATATTGCGAAGGTGAGATTTAATGCCTAGGAAAACAATAACTGTAAATTTTGATAATGACTTAGAACTTTATAAGTATGTAAACAAGAAAGAAAATAAATCGGACTTCATAAGAGAGTGCATCAAAGAAAAAGTGCAAAAAGAAAAGGATCATTTAAAAACGCTAGAGGGCTTGTTAGAGAAGGTGGTTATAAGATGTTTAAAGGAATATGGAGTAAAAGAAGTCAGCGGAGAAAATGAAGAAGAGGATATCTTAAAAGCTGCAGCACAATTTTTTGAGGATTAATTGAATACGGATCTAAGCACTAAAGTGAAATCATAAAGAGATTTTGCTTTAGTGTTTTGGTGCTTATTAAATTGAAAAGCAAAATTATATTAGACTTGGGAGGCGTGATATGATTTTAGATAAAGCGTTATGTAAAAAGATAGAGTATTACCTATGCAACTATGAGATTGAGCATGAGCAACTGGAGATCATCGAGGAAGATGTAATATGGGGATGTAAAACAGGGGTTGTACAGGGAGGAAGCAACAACGATATTTCAAGTAAAACTGAGAAAAGTGCAATGAAGCTACTGGAATTAGAGAAGAGACAAGCCAAGGATAAGCAGTGGTTAGAGGTAATAGAGAGCGTACTACATAGGTTCAAAGGAACTGAGTATGAAAATCTTATTGAATTTACGTACAAGCAGCAATACAGGTTGCCGAAGATCTTGCGGTTGATGAACATGGAGAAAACAGCTTACTATGACAAGAGGAATGATATTATTATGTATGCAGCGCTTAAGGCCACAGAAAAAGGATTGATAAAGCATTGATATATTTTTATAATATTTATAGAAAATTATTCTTGAGTTATTTTTTTATAGTATAATATACTTAGGTTAAATACATAAAAAAATTATACTATTGGCTATGCCGTGGAGGGGAAAATGCGTAAAGCTGAAAATCTAAAACAGTTTATAGACGAAATAAGGAAAGTAGTAGACGGGGGAGCCACATTTCCTATATATAGAGGACAGGCAAGTATTAAATGGGAATTGAAGCCTTCTGTTTTTCGAAAGGAACATAGAGGCACAGAGTATGCACTTATATGCGAATCTGAGGTAAGCAATTATGAATATTTAAGTAGTAGTAGAAGTATTTTTGAAGAGTTAGCTATACTACAACACCATGGACTACCTACAAGATTATTAGACTGGAGTAGTTCTCCATTAGTGGGCTTATATTTTGCCACAGATAATTCTACAGATGAAGATGGAATTGTATATTGTATGAGGCTAGAAAGAAAGTTTGAGCCGACTCATTATGCAGTTGAAGTAGTATGCAACTTAATAAAATTTTGGGGGATGCATGGGGATGTAATAAGTAAGATCTGTTGCATAGACAAATATAGGGAATATTTACGTAATAAACATATTATTTTACCAGATACTAATTTGGAAGACATGATACAGACGGTATTGGTTGTGGTTCCGCCAATAATAAACAAAAGACTGTTAGTTCAGCAAAGCATTTTTACCGTACATGGAAATGAGATAGAAGGAAAAGAAATAGCCATAGATAGAAATGCTAAAATAGATGAAAACAAATTGATTAAAATTATAATTCCAAAAGAATGTAAAGAAAGTATTCGGTATGAATTACAGTTGGTTGGTAGTCATAAAGATTTTTTGCTTCCGGGATTGGAAAGTTCTTTGAAAAGTATAAAAGGTATGTATATGAATAGATAGGCATATTAAAATAGTAGTGGGATTTTTATAGCGGAAAGTAAATAGGGACTTTTTTGCCTATATTTTCATGTTAATATGTTAGTGGGTAGTAAATACAAAAGCCCATTACGCAAATCCCCTTGTAAAGGCTCTTAGCTAAATTGCTAGGAGCTTTTATAATTAAAAAAGATATATTTTTGGATGAAAACAAAATCAACTTCACAAGATATGTAAAGGCTACAAGAAATATATGGAACAAATGTTTTTTATCTGTTATAATATAATGCATATTTAAAAGTATATTTTTTTGAGTGGATAGTTTTGACAACAGTTTTTTAATACTTATACTGAAGAAGATTATGAGGCTTTTTGAGATTTTTTTAGAAAAAGAAAAAGGGTCTTTATATATTAAAAGATTTGATACTGTTCATGTTTGGGTATACATTATACTGATAACAATAATTGATTGTTCCAAATTAAGAGAGTATAATAAATGTACTACTTAATATTTCTTTTTGAATGAGGATATTATTATATTTAGTGGGGAAGGAGTTGTTTTGAATGGCATATAAAGCATTAGATGTAGCGAATTATATTGTTAATTATTGTATAGCAAAAGGGATGCCCATTAGTAATCTTAAATTACAAAAAATAATGTACTATGTTCAAGCTGCATTTTTAGTAGAAAAAAACGGTCGGTGTGCATTTAACGAACCAATAGTTGCATGGAGATATGGTCCAGTAGTTGAAGGGGTATATAATAAGTTTAAAAAACATTTAGATAGGCCAATAGAAGCAAGTAGTACGGGATTAGACATCCCTAATATTCATATGACAAAAGAAGGAAGAATTATTGTAGGCAGGAAAAATGATAATTCTCAAATAGAAATCAATGATGAAGATAAGGTACAGATAAATAATGTAGTAGATAAACTTATTAAAAAAAATGCATTTGAGTTAGTGAAGACTACACATGAAGAGGATCCTTGGAGGTATGCAAACCTAAATAATCAGATAAGTGTTGACAGTATTAAAAATTATTTTACTACACATAGGGGAAGAATTTATGGAAAATGGGATTAGATCTCTTTTAGAGAAAATGTTAGATGTTGGAAAGGGCGATGACTACATTCTTGATGAATGCATCGCCTTTTATTCAACTTATAAAAGACATTATTATTATGAAATTACTCTTTTTTTAATCGAGAAGATGGAAGAAGCAGATAAGGGAAATAGTATCGCAGAAGAGAGTATCGAGTTTTTAACAGCAAGAATAAAGAAGTTGATAGATATGGCGGATGATAAATGTAGTGTTGCAAACCAGTATTCTAATTGCAAAGAGAAAGAATTACCTCGCCTACAAAGATGCAGTAAAGCACATGGAAGATGTAGAGAGTATAAAAGCGTATGCTCTTCGTTAAATAAATTGTATGATCATATACAATTGGATCATACAAGGCTACAACAAATAAGAGAGCAACAGGGGAATATAGGAGATATTGCTAATGTTGTAGTAGTTACAACTCAAGAATTTTCTAAACAACAACAACGTTTAGATAATGAGTTTGAAAAATTAGGTAAGTCAATAGATAAAGAAGGTAAAAGAATAAATACTTTATCTAATCAAATTGAAGAAAAGATTGATTTTTTTAAAAAGCAAGCAGAAGATCTTACTGAAGCTACTAAAAAAATTGAAAAAGAAAAAAAAGATATGGAACAAAAAGCTTCTAATTTAGAAACACAGCTAAACAATGTATATACTCAAGTAGTATCTATATTAGGTATATTCACAGCTATTGTATTTGCTATGTTTGGAGGAGTAACCATGCTTAATACCATAGTTCAAACTCTAGCCAATAATAAGATGGGTTTTGTAAAAGGGATGAGTATTTGTATACTTATTGGGTTAGCTATATTCAACATACTGTATCTATTACTCTACGCTGTTTCAAAATTAATTAACAAATCAATAGCATACAATGTTAGCATAAAGGATGATATAAGTGTAATTAAGAGGATTTATTTGACACATCCTATCTTCTTTTATTTTAATTTCTTATGTTTTTTAGGTCTACTTATTTTAGCGGTATATTACAATAGAAGTTATATTATCAAGGTATTTAATTTATTTAAATATAAATACTAGAATCTATTTAATCTTACATAAATAATGCATATGCAATAAAAGCTCTTGCCAATTGGTAAGGGCTTTTATTATGCTCAAAAATAATTAAAAGGGGGTGAGACATTGGGGAAGAGAACACACCCAATTAAAGATGTTAAGACAGAGTTGGCACTCTATCAGCTTCTGGCTGAAACAGATACGATGCTTTTTATTTTAATAATCATAATTAGGTTTACAGGATTTAGGGTAGGCGATTTAATGACACTTAAGAAGAGGGATATTCTTGGAGATTATCTTGAAATTGTGGAAAATAAGCCCTTATATCTAGAAGAAAAGTATAGTACCTGCCAAGAGAAGCTTCACCGAAAAAGAATCAAGCCGCCCAGAAAGGTTTTGATCCATCCTGCATTGAGAAAAGAGTTGGATGAATATACAAAGCATATGAAAAACTGTCAACCACTATTTCCAAGTAAGTTAGAAAGGAATCAGCCCATGTCTTACTCTCAACTCAATAGACGGCTAATGAAAGCAGGGAAGTTTTTAGGCATTAAGGATTTTGGATTTCATGCCTTGAGAAAAACCTGCTTTTATAATTTCTATATAGAGAATGGCAGAAACGTACAAAAGGTGCATCACTTTGAAGGGAACAACTTGAGTGAGATAACAATAAGACATATTGGATTAAAGCAAGCGGTGAATGATGAAATGGTAAGAAAAATGAACAACCCTTTAGAGAAATTATCTGAATGAAGTATAAACAATTATTAAGGAAGGGGGTGAGACGTTGGGAAAGACAACGCAGCCGATTAAGGATGAACACCTAGAAGCTACCCTTTATGAGTACCTAGCAGAGCATGATAGGATGTTGTTCATATTAGTAATCCTTATACGCTTTACAGGCTTCAGGATAGGAGATTTAATAAATCTTCGTAAAAGAGATGTCTTAGGGAAATATCTTGAGATTGATGAAAGCAAAACTAAATATTTGCAAGAAAAGTATAAGAAGCAAGGGGAACTTAAGCAAGCAAAAGCAAAAAAGCCTAAACCAGCTAGAAAAGTCTTAATGCACCCTACTCTTAAAAAAGAGTTAGAGGATTACACGAGCAACTTAGAAAATTGGCAAGTACTCTTTCCTAGCTCCAGAGGAAGAAATAAACCAATGTCTTACCCACAACTCAACAGAAGGCTAATGAAAGTAGGATCGCTTTTAGGGATTAAAGACTTTGGTTTTCATGCATTAAGGAAAACTTGTTTTTATTCGTTTTATATAGAAAATGGCAAAAGCATAGAGAAGGTGCAGCACTTTGCAGGGCACAAATCTAGCCAGACAACCAGTCAGTATATTGGCTTAACGCAAGAAGTAAATGACGAAATGGTAAAGGATATGTATGATCCATTAAGGCGAATAAAAAGGAAGTGATAAAAGTTCAAAAATAGCAAGATACATTATGGGCGTTATGTATCATTGATAGATTTTATAGTAGTAGAAAACTTAAGAAATACAAAGGGTTGAATAGGTTTTTAAAGATGAGAGAGATACAAAAGTTATCTATCATTTTTGAGTAAGAAAAATAAAGCTTTATAAAACGTCTACAAATCTAATAATATCAAGCTATTGAGAGGTTCAAAAGCTTATAAAATGGTCTTTTAGAGCAACTGTAAGATAATTACAAAAAAGGTACTTTGAAGATTCTGAAAACGAGGTGCGGTTCTGCGAGCCCGAAACTTGTCTAGTTTCAAATTTTTGAAAACATGGAGTGCCGTTTCCGTTAAGGGGGTAAAATTGATGGCTGAAACTAAAAAAATAGAAAGCATTGAATCGCTCACAGTATCAGCATCTGTTTTAGCTGATTTGTTAAATGTGACTGAGAGAAGAGTAAGACAATTAGCAGAAGAGGGTATTTTTACAAGAGTGGCAAAAGGGAGATACAACCTTCCTGAAAGCATTAAAACCTATCTCAATATGTTAAAGATGGAAAAGGACATTATAGGGAGTAATGCTCCAGGAGAAATAGAACTTGAAACAGAAAGAGCAATTAAGACAAGAGTAGAGCGAAAGCAGGCAGAAATAAAACTTGCGCTTATGAAGGGGCAAGTACATAAAGCTTCTGATGTAGAGCAGGTCATGGTGGATATGCTCACTTCATTTAGAACAAGACTGCTTAATATTCCTGCTAAACTTGCGCCTATTTTAGTGGATAGAAAAGAGACAGGTTATATTAAGGAAATGATTACAGCAGAAATGATTGAAGTATTAAATGAATTAAAAGATTATAACCCAGCTGACTTCTATGCAAAAGAACACATTGAATATGATGAAGAAGAAATTGAAACCTATGAAGTAGGAGGTGAGGAGGATGAATCATAGGACATTAGAACTCTTTAATAAGATTGTGAAAGTAATGTCCCCTCCACCTATATTAAAAATAAGTGAATGGGCAGATGAGTATAGACGCTTATCAGCAGAAGCTTCAGCAGAGCCAGGGAGATGGAATACAGATAGAGCGCCGTATCAAAGAGAGATTATGAACGCGCTTAATGATGCAGCCGTTGAAGATGTTGTGGTAATGAGTTCTTCGCAGGTAGGCAAGACAGAAATCGTTTTAAACATATTGGGCTATTATATTGACTATGATCCCTCGCCAATTATGATTATGCAGCCTACAGATGCAATGGCACAAGCTTTTTCAAAAGACAGACTAGCACCTATGATTCGGGATACACCTAGTTTAACAAAAAAGGTAAAGGACCCTAAGAGTAGAGACAGTGAAAATACGATTCTGCATAAGAAGTTTCCAGGCGGACACGTAACGATTGTAGGAGCTAATGCCCCAAGTGGATTAGCATCAAGACCTATTAAAATACTCTTGTGCGATGAGGTAGACCGCTATCCTCCATCTGCCGGGAAAGAGGGAGACCCTGTAAATCTTGCAAGAAAGAGGACAACAACCTTCTGGAACCGTAAAAAAATCCTTGTATCTACACCAACCATCAAAGGGATATCTCGTATTGAACAAGAATATGAATCAAGTAGTAAAGAGCAGTGGCAAGTAGAATGTCCTTGTTGTGGCACTTACCAGCCTTATGACTTTAATCGCATGAACTTTAAAGAGGTGACAATGGAGTGCATTTCATGCAAAGAAAGATTCAATGAAGTGAAGTGGAAGAGTCAACCCAGTAAGTGGGTGGCTTTAGCAGATAATCCTCAAAAAAGAGGGTTCCACTTAAATGAAATGGCTTCTCCTTGGAAACGATGGGAAGCCATTATTGAAGATTTTAAAGAAGCGCATAAACATTTTAAGGAAACAAGAAGCACAGAGCAACTAAAAGTTTTCAACAATACTTCTTTGGGTGTCACATGGGAGATTAAAGGGGAAGGAGTGGAAGAGGATTCCCTACTAGGAAGAAGAGAGAAATATAAGGCGCAGCTGCCTAAAGAGGTTGTTGTTCTAACAGCAGGTGTAGATGTGCAAGATAACCGTTTAGAAATTGAAGTTGTTGGATGGGCTAAGGGGTTTGAAAGTTGGGGTATTCAATACCACACGCTCTTTGGAGACCCAAGTAAAGATGAGATATGGGAACGATTAGAAGAATACCTAGATAATGAATTTACTTTTGAAGATGGAACAAGCTTACTGATCGCAGCAACTTGCATTGATACAGGAGGTCATTTCACAGATAAGACCTATAGCTTTTTAAAGCAAATAGAGAAAAAACAAAAGCGTATTTATGGCGTGAAGGGTCAAGGGGGCGCAAGCTTGCCCCTTATTTATAAAAAGACACGCAATACCAAGAATGGGGTGGCAATTTATATTCTTGGGGTAGACCAAGGAAAAGAAATCATTATGTCAAGATTAAATACGAAAGAAGCAGGCCCTGGTTATTGTCATTTCCCTCTCAATATAGACAGAGGATACGATGAAATGTATATGCGGGGACTAACAAGTGAGCAAAGAATCGCAAATGTAGATAAGAAAGGGAATACAAAGCTTGAGTGGATTAAAAAGAGTGGTACACGAAATGAACCTCTTGATTTAAGGAATTACGCAACGGCAGCCGTTCAGTTACTAAATCCTAATTGGGATAAGTTAAAAGAAAAGCTAGATCAAGGAATCAACTATATGGAAAAACAAGATAAAAAGAAGCAACCTTCTAGAAAAAGAGGGGCTATCGGACAAGGAGTGAGTATTTAATGGGTGCAAGACTAGAAATGGCAAAACAAAGATTAGCGATGTATTATGAAGCGGAGCAGGCCATCTTAACAGGACAATCGTATACAATTGGGGGACAAACTCTCAATCGTGCGAATTTATCTCATGTAATGAAGCAAATAGACGCTCTAAAAAAAGAGATACAAAAGCTAGAACATAAAGGCTCAAGGGTGAGAAGAGTCATTCCTGTTGATTAGGAGGAGGGAAAGTGAATCTTGTAGATAAATATTATGAAGTGATGAATCCAGAAAAGGCATTAAGAAGAGAAGCTGCACGATTAAGATTAGACATGACTAAGCAGATGAAAGTAATGAATAGTGGTTATGACGAATCAGGTGCTTCACGCAAGAAGAAATCTATGAGAGGGTGGAATGCAGAAAGTAAAAATGCCTTTGAAGATATCGACATGAATTTAGACTTGCTAAGACAACGCTCAAGAAGTCTTTTTATGAATGCACCGATTGCCACTTCGGCCATTAAAACAACGCGTACAAATGTTGTGGGTGCAGGGCTTAGATTAAAAAGCCGAATAGATTTTTCTGTGCTTGGGATGACCCAAGAGGTTGCAGATACATGGGAGAAAAAGGTCGAGCAAGAGTTCAATCTATGGGCAGAATCAAAGTTTTGCGATACAACAGGACTAAATAACTTTTATGAGTTGCAACAAGTGGCCATGATGGCATGGCTATTAAATGGGGATAGTTTTGCAGCGATAAGGCATACAGACCCTAAATGGTATATGCCGTATGGCTTAAAACTACAACTAATAGAAAGTGATCGTGTTTGCAATCCTCAATCAGGGGTAGGGTATGTAGATGCAAATGCAAAAGCCCAAAATGGGAACATGCTTTTAAATGGGGTAGAAGTAAATGGATTTGGGCAGGTTATGGCTTATCATATTTGCAATAGCAATCCCAGAAGCAGGCAGCTAAAAAAAGAATGGAACCGAGTTGTTGCAATAGGAGAAAAAACAGGGCTACCTAATATCTTGCATGTCATGGAGGCGGAAAGACCTGAGCAGTATCGAGGAGTACCTTATCTTGCCCCTGTTATTGAGAGTCTAAAACAATTGACTAGATACACTGAAGCAGAGCTAATGGCAGCAGTTATTAATGGATTTTTTACTGTTTTTATCAAGACAGACTCACCAGAGGATACAGATGAGGACTTTGCAGGGGTCAATCAAGAGAGTCAAGTAGGGGGAGAGACACCCGATTACAGATTGGGGCCTGGGCAAATTAATCTTTTGGCCCCGGGAGAAAGTATTGAAATTGCAGATGCAAAAAGACCCAATGTCAATTTTGATGGGTTTGTCTCTTCCATGTGTAAGTATATAGGTGCAGCATTAGAAATTCCATATGAGGTTTTAATCAAGTCTTTCACAGCTAGTTACTCGGCATCACGTGCCGCTTTACTAGAATCGTGGAAGGCTTTTAAAATGCGTAGAAATTGGTTTGCCAGTGATTTTTGCCAACCAGTATATGAAATATGGCTATCAGAAGCAGTTGCCATAGGAAGAGTAAAAGCTCCTGGCTTTTTCATAGACCCAATGATTAGAAAAGCTTATTGCAGAGCTGAGTGGAATGGGCCAGCACCAGGGCAATTAGATCCTGTGAAGGAGGTGAATGCTGCAGCTAAAAGAATTGAGTTAGGTGTTTCTACAAGAGAGCGAGAAGCGATTGAGATTAATGGTAGTGACTTTGATAGAAACGTAGAGCAGCTTGTTTTAGAAACTAAAAAAATGAATGAATTAAAACAGAAGGAAGGTGAGTAACTTGAAATTTTGGGAAGTAAAAAACATTTCAAGTAATGAGGGAGAGTTACTCCTTTATGGAGAAATTCGTAGTAGTAAGCCTTGGTGGCAAGAAGGGAAAATGATTACACCCGATGATTTTTTAAATGATATCGCGCCACTTAAGAACAAAAGTAAAATTACGATTCGCTTAAACAGTCGAGGTGGTGATGTATTTGCAGCGCAAGCCATTTATACCCAGCTTAAAACCATGCAAGGAACAAAGGAAATTATTATTGATGGGATTGCAGCGAGTGCAGCAACGATTATTGCAATGGCTGGGGATACCGTAAAGATTCCTAAAGGCGCAGCTTTTATGATCCATAATCCTTCTATTACCGTATGGGATAGTTTTATGGCCAAAGATTTAGAGCAGCTTAAAAACATGTTAGAGAGTGTGAAAAGTTGTATTATTGAAACCTATTGTACAAAGACCACACTTTCAAAAGAAGAACTATCACAAATGATGGATGATGAGGTATGGCTAACAGGAGCCCAAGCAGTAGAAAAGGGATTTTGTGATGCGCTTTTAGAAACAGAAAATCCAGTCAATCAAATTTTAAATGGGCGTATGTTGATGGTGAATAACGTAGTACATGATTTGAGTGGGTTCAAGAATATGCCAACCTTTGAATCCGAACCTCAGAATACCCCAAGAAATGAAGGTGAACAAATGGACTTAGAAAAACTACAAAAAACATATCCTGATTTAATAAATCAGCTTAAACAGGGGGCAAAGGAGGAAGGAGCAAAAGAAGAAAGAACGCGCATCCAAAACATTGAAAAGATTGCAAGTAATATCTCAGATGAATTGGTTGTAAAAGCAAAGTTTGAAGAGCCTATGAATGCAGAGAGATTAGCTTTTATGGCGCTTCAAGAGGATAAGAATAGATCGAATACTTTTATTCAAGCTTTAACCCAAGATGCAAAAGACTCAGGTGCAGACAATATCCCTGTAGCAGGGGAACCCTTAAGCAAAGAACAAGAGAAAAAGCAAAAAGTATCCGCTTTAGCAAGTTTATTAAATGCAGATAAAAGGAGAGTGAAGTAAATGTCAAACTTAGTTACAAATGGACCTACTTATGAACCAGATCACTTATTTGTGAGCAGCAAAGTAGCTGTTCTTACAAAGGGAATTACAATCAAAGAAGGTGTTGTTGCAAAAAGAGGTTCGGTCATTGCATTAGAAGCAGATACCCAAAAAGGAATTGTAGCAGACAAAACAAGTACTGGAGCAGTTTTACAAGGGATTTTAACAGACGATGTGAATGCAAGCGAAGGTGACTGCATTGCAACGATTTATTTATCAGGAGAGTTCAATGCAGATGCGCTTATGTTTGCTGAAGGAACGGTGCTAGCAGATTATGAACAGGAGCTTAGAAAATTAGGAATGTATACTCAAAACGTTAAGGAGGCCAATTAATATGTCAGATTTTACAACAAGAGAATTATTAGAAGCTTTAGAGTTAAGAAAACCGATTAGAACCTTTTTCACCTCTTTTTTCCCAAAATCCAATTCTCATGTAGCAGAGATTTTGAGTCTTGAAATTAAAAAAGGGAAGAGAGTAATGGCTCCTTTTGTAGCCCCAAGAGTAGGGGGTAAGGTAATTAAAAGAAATGGCTATAAAACACAACTTCTTCAAACTCCTAAAATTGCACCTGAAAGACCAATGACGATTGACGATATCAATAAAAAAGGGTTTGGAGAAAGTCTTTATAGTGCAAAGACCCCAGAGCAACGTGCCAATGAGCTATTGGCTAAAGACATGACAGAGCTTGAAGAAGCAATCCAAAGAAGAAAAGAATGGATGGCAAGAGAAATTATCCTAACAGGAGAAATCACAGTAATTGATGAAGAAGATGGTGTAGATGTTCAAGTTGACTTTGGGTTTTCTAATAAAGAAACATTATTTGGAGAAGCCCTTTGGTCAGTAGCTACTTCTGATCCTTTAGAGGACTTAGCGAAATGGAGAAGAGCTGTTATCAAGGCAACAGGGTATGCCCCGACTGTTTGTATTATGGCATCAAATGTGTATCAGGCATTTAAGCCTCATCCTAAAGTAAAAGCAGAACTCAATATTCTTAATATGTCTACAGGTAAAATTGAACCAAGAGTCGTAGATCCTTCTTTAACTTTCTTAGGGAGGCTTACAGAGCTAAACCTAGATATTTATTCGTATGATGAGTGGTTTGTAGATGATGAAGGGGAAGAACAAGCAATGCTACCTGAAGGGAAGCTTCTACTCTTACCAGAAGAAGTAGGTAGCTTTGAATATGGGTCTGTTACACAAATGGAAAATGGAAACTTTGTTACCTATGAAGCAGAGATTGTGCCTAAGATTATGTCAGATGACAAAAACGATATGAAGACGGTAAGGTTAACTTCGAGACCATTACCAAAGCCAAATGATGTAGATGGTTGGTATGTAGCAACCGTTCTTTAAAATCCAATAAGGCAAATAAAAGAGGAGGGAATATAAATGGTAAGATGCATTGCACGTGCGCCCATTACTACACGTATAAAGGGAGAACGAATCACTTTTAAAAAGGGAGATTCCTTTGAATGTTGGGAGGAGGAGGCTAAGCGCTTAGTTAAACTGAAAGTTGCGGAGGTAGAAGGACAGATAGAGGAAAAAGAGACGATTTATTTAACAGAACAGGAACTTTCCAAATTAACAAAAGAAGAATTAAAAGAGTATGGCCAAAGCCTAGAGATTGAAGTAGACACGACTTTGAAAAAAGATGATATGATTGCCACTATTTTAGATACCCTTCAGGAGAGAAAAGCCAATGGGGAAGCTTAACTTAAAAGAGCAACTTGCAAAAGATGTTGCAGTCTTTTTTAACCCTATGGAGTTTGGCGAAGAGCATACTTTAGATGGCAGGGTAATCACTTGTGTTATAGACAACGATCGTCTTAAAGAACGCTCTAAAAAAGAGTACGAAGGCATTAGTGTAGGTGAAATTTTACTTTTTGTAAAAATAGAAGATGTAAATAAAAAGCTTGAGCAAGGGATGCCAATTGTATTTGATAAAAGGCAGATGTATGTGTTTGATATTCGAAAAAATCTACAGATGTATGAGATTATTTTAAGTCAAAATGTAGGGTGATGATGTGAGCAAAGAAATTTTTATTGATACATCAAAAATTGATAAGCTTACAAAAGAGCTACAGGGATTTAAACCACAAATCGCAGAGGCAGCTTATTTTGCAGTAAACAGGGTATTGGATCAAATGGTTACTCAGGCTGGAAGAATTGTTCCAAAGAATTATGCCATTAAGGGAACAGAGGTAAAAAAATCTTTCAATGGAGGCATCAAGAGACCAACAAAACAGGACCTTAGTGGTTCGATTACAACTAAGGGGCATACATTAAGTTTGGCACACTTCCCCCATAGTCCTACTGCACCAAGTGGTAAGAAATATAAAGTAAGAGTAAGCATTAGAAAAGGAGGAAGGAAGGTTCTAAAAACCCATCCTTCTCCATTTATTATGACAACGGGAGCAAAATCTTCCGATAGGACACAATTTAATGTTTTTAAAAGAGAGGGGAAAGCAAGATTCCCCGTTAAAGTAATAAGGACGCTCTCCATCCCACAGATGATTCAAAATACAAAAGTTACAGAGGAATTACAAGAATTTGCAATCCAGAAGCTAGATGAAAGGCTGCAACATGAAATAGAGCGTTCAATGCTTAAGTTAAGTGGGAGGATTAAATGACTACGGTTACACTATTAAACTTACTAAAAGAGTATTTGGAGGAAATGGTAGCGCCCCAGATTCAATTGCAAAAAGATAGCTCAAACGATGTTGGGAATTACGAATTAGTGAATCCTGCAATCTTTACAGGGTGGGTGCCACCTAAAGGGTACTTGGCAGAAGAAATAGAACATCATATTCCCTGTATTGTTGTGGGGATGGATGATGCATTAGATGACAGTACAAATGGAGATTTTAACATCAGACTTTCTTTTGCTACTTTTTCGCCAGGAGAACACATCCCATCTGAAGAAGGTGCTTTAAACTATACGCCTAGCTTTAATGGCTATACGGATTTATTGAATCTAATGGATTTAACAAAGGCGATGCTTGTGAAGGAAACGATCATCAAACAAAAGATGACACTTGAAGGAAATATTAAGTGGGGAATGTACCAAGAGCAGCCCTATCCTTATTGGTATGGGCATATGACTTTTACAGTAAGTACAAAAGCTTACCCCAGAGCGGATGCTTACAATTTTTTATAGAGAGGTGAGAAAATGTATAAACATGGTGTATTTGCTGAAATTATGGCAACAAAAGAGTTTGTTCCTCCGAAAGCACTAGGAACCCTTCCTGTATATTTCGGGACATTACCAGTGCATCAATTGGAGGGATATAGAGATAAAGTGAATCGGCCTATTTTAGTAAGTAGTTTTAAAGAGGCACAGACACTTGTAGGGTACTCAAATGAGTGGAGAGATTATACGTTATGTGAAGCAATTGAGGCACACTTTAGAAACAACGTTCAAACCATAGGGCCGATTGTCCTTATCAATGTACTTGACCCGGATGTGCATGTAGAAGAAAGTGTATCAACAGCTCAAGTATCCCTTTTAAAAGGAGTAGGATATATTTACGACAGAAATCTAGTGCTTGCTAGTGTTGAAATTGAAGGGAAGACAAAAGGATTAGACTATACAGCCCAGTATATTTCTGAAGGAGAACGCGTAGAAATTAGGGATTTGAATGGAAGCTTGTTAAGTGAGGTAGCAGTAAGTTTTATGCGAGTAGATCCTGCAGCAGTGCAAGAGAGTGATGTAATTGGAGGAACCTCTTCTTTAGGTGAGCGAAGTGGTATTGCAGTGGTTGATTTGGTCTATCAAACCCTTAATAGAGTCCCTACGTTACTAGCCAGTCCTTATTGGAGTACAAAACCTAGCGTAGATGCAGCGCTTAAAGCAGCAAGCCAAAAAATCAATGGACATTGGTACGCTTTTATAAATAGTGACATTAGTTCAACCCAAAACGGGTCAGATACGCTGGCAAAAGCTAAAGTCGCTAAAGTGGAAGAGGGTTATGCAAGTGCGCTAGAAAGTCCTTGTTGGCCAATGGGGAAAAATGGACAAGGGAAATTGTTTCACCTCTCTACATTGACAACCGTTACAATGCAATGGGTAGATTTTAATAATGATGGAGTACCTGTTGAAACACCTTCTAACAAGCCGATTGATATTAAAGAGTTGTGCCTTGCAGATGAGACCACTATTGATTTTGACCAAATACAAGCAAATGAATTAAATAGTAAAGGGATTCGTACAGCTATTTACTGGGGTGGTAGATGGGTGCTTTGGGGTTCGCATACTGGAGAGTATGAGTTTGGGAAAGACATGGATCAAAAAAATATTTTTGATTGTTCTGTTCGTATGTTGTACTATGTAGCAAATACTTTTCAAAGTAGGTATGGCACGTTGGTAGACAAGCCTTTTACAAGGGCCCTTAAGGATACTATCTTAAATGACATGCAAGAATGGCTAGACAATCTTATGGCGCAAGGAAGGCTTCTTTTAGCCAATATTTCTTTTGAAGAAAGCAGTAATCCTACATCAGATATTGTTGAGGGGGATTTTGTTTTTGACATTGCAACCACCACCACACCACCAGGGAAATCACTTACAGCTAAAATTGCTTACACAGCTGAGGGTCTAGATATACTATTTGGAGGTGACCAATGATTATTTCAGGAAGTATTATCGCGCATAAATTGTTTGCAGATGGAGAAGAAATCTTTGACCAGGTATCTTGTCAGCTTCCATCTATCGAAAAAGCAACGGTTGAGTTAAAAGGAGCAGGAATTCTAGGGGCTATTGATATGCCACAAACAGGACAAATTAACTCAATGACTTTCAGCATTAGTTCAAGAGGAGTGAATGCTAAAGCAACTAAGCTAGCGCGAGAAGGCAAACAATCCCTTGAAATACGTTTTGTAAGAGATGTAACTCAAGGAGATGGGAGTATCATCAAAGAAGGCAGTAAAATTTTCATTACAGGTTTTAATAAGAAATATGAGCCTGGTAAAATTGAGCAAGGTTCCCTTATGGAAGGGACTATTGAATTTGAAGTAGTACGCTATCGCCAAGTGATTGATGGTGTAGAAACTCTGTTAATTGATAAGTTAAACTACATTTATAAAATCAATGGAGTAGATTATATGGAAAAGGTAAGAGCTTCCCTTTAAAGGGGGCTCTTTATTTATGCCATGAAAACAGTAAAAAAGATTTCAAGAGTAGCAAAAAATAAAAATAAAGAAATGAAGGTGTATTGGTATATGGAAAATCAAGTATTGCAACTAACAAGACCTATTATGATCAATGGGGAAGAGGTAAAAGAACTAAAGTATGATTTTGATGGGATGACAGGAAGAGACAAAGTGAATGTAGGCAAGCGAATCAAGCAAGATGGAATTCCTGTTTCTGTAGAAGAGTTAGACACAGACTACCATATGTATCTATTTGCAGGAGCAGTTACAAAAGCAAATGCTGATATTGATATCTCAGATGTCATGCGCTTAAGTGCTAAAGACATCCAAAAAGGAGCAGCTTTAGCAAGAAATTTTTTCTATCTCGATTCGGAGGAGTAATCTCAGATCAAGAGATTATAAAATGTGCAGCAAGGATTACTTATTGCACCTCTACAGATTATATAAGTGCTTTAGAACTGCCTTTACAAGACTTGATAAGTTTTATAGATGCTCTAAATGAAGTATCCAAAGAAATGAGAGAGGAGGGAGCTAAAAATGGCAAGTAAAAGGGAGCTAAAAGCTTTAATTACGTTGGCAGGTAAGATAGACCCCTCACTTTCAAATGCTCTTTTAAAAACCAGTGCTGACAATAATAAGTTAAGCCAAACCCTCCAAAAAACAACTACCCAATTCAAAAAAAGCACCACAGAAGGGGCTAAGTTTGGGGACATGCTAAAAGCTAGTTTTTTAGGAAGCTTAGCAGCAAAGGGAGTCAGTACACTTATTAATAGCATGAAGCAAGTAGGAAGCGAAGCACTGAGTATGGCAAGTAGTCTAACCGAAGTGCAGAACGTGGTAGATGTTGCTTTTGGGTCGAGCGCAGCAGAGATTGATGCATGGTCCAAAACAGTTCTTAAGAATTATGGACTTACAGAGCTGCAAGCAAAACAATGGACAGGAAGCATGGGGGCCATGCTTAAAAGTAGTGGAGTGGCTCAAGAAGATACCGTGCAGCTTTCTACAGACTTGGCAGAGCTTGCAGGAGATTATGCTTCCTTCTATAACTTGGATCATGATACAGCATGGCAAAAAATACGAAGTGGAATCGCAGGAGAAACAGAGCCTCTTAAAGAACTTGGTATTAATATGTCCGTAGCGAACCTAGAACAATATGCAATGAGTAGAGGAATAGAAAAATCTTTTAAAAATATGACTCAGGCAGAGCAAACCTTGTTAAGGTACAATTACTTAATGGAAAACTCAGCAGATGCACAAGGCGACTTTTCAAGAACTTTAGAAACTTCATGGGAGAATCAAAAAAGGTTACTAAAAAACAGTATTATGGAAAAGGCTGCAAGTGGATTGTCAAAATTTATCCCACTTCTTACAGAGTTTACCTCAAAGGCAAATCAATTTGTTAGTAACATTGATATGGATGCCGTATTGGTTAGAGTAGAACAGGGCTTTCAATTACTAGGGGCTAGTGTTGGATGGGTAAAAGATAATTTGAATTGGCTTATCCCCATTGCACTCACAGTAGCCTCTATTGTAGCAGGATTCAAAATAATGGAGAGTGTTAGACAGATTAGTGAACTTGTGACATGGATAAAGAATACTACGCTAGCAACGAAATTATTTAATTTTGAAAAAATAAAAGAAGTAGCCCTTTTAGCAAAAGATGCCTTTGTAAAAGGGATAAGCACAGCAGGGACTTGGGCGATGGTGGTTGCTCAAGGGGCTCTAAATGGAATTATCGCCATAGGCACAGGCATTATGTCAGCCTTTGGAGCAGTAATGGCATTTATCACATCCCCTATTGGATTGGTGATATTAGCAGTAGGGGCGCTTATTGCTATTGGGGTATTGTTGTATAAAAATTGGGATACCATTTCTCAGTTTATGGTAGGGACATGGCAAAATTATATTATGCCTTTCTTTAGTGGAGTAGGCGAATGGTTTGGTGGCATATGGACGGGTATGGTGGATGGTTTTAAATTGGCATGGAATGGAATCACTTCTTGGTTTGGAAGCCTATGGGATGGCATTGTAGGCCTCTTTAAGGGCTATGTAAATATCTATATTAATATTTTTAACTTGATTATTGGCGCCCTTAATAAGATTAATTTTGACATTCCTGATTGGGTGCCAGGCATAGGAGGCAAATCCGTAGGAGTTAATATTCCAACCCTTCCTACCTTTGCACTAGGAGGGATTGCAACGCAAGCTTCTATTTTTGGAGAGGCAGGGCCTGAAATGGCAATTCCTCTTAAAAGAACGTCTAGAAATGTTGGTTTATTAAATCAAACAGCCCAGATACTAGGAGTTGGTGGAGGTAGCAATGGTAAAACCATTCATATCCATATTAACGGTGGCAATCTTGAGGAAGTGAAAAGAGTTGTTTTAGAAGTGATTTCAGATAAAGAAGAAGATGAGGAGTTGATAAGCTTTGCATAAATATAGTACGGTAAGAGGCGATACTTTTGATAGTATCGCTTTATTATTTTATGATGATGAGTTTAAGGCGAACCTTATAATGGAGGCAAATCCTCTCTATATTAAAACCATTGTTTTTGAATCAGGCATTACTCTCCACATTCCTATTCTTCAAGAAGAAGTAGCAGATACATTGCCACCATGGAAGAGGTGATTAGATGAAACTTATTTATGAAGGAAAAGACATTACAAATGAAGTTGAAATAAATGAAGCGCAGTTCCTGGATTGCGCGGGAGGAAAGTTTGATCGCATAAAAATAGTATTTAATAATCCCTCAAATGATTGGAGCTTATGGAAACCTCAAAAATATCATGCCATAGAGCTTATCAATGAAAGTGTTTCAAGTGGCAAAATGTTTGTAGCTGTAGTAAAACAACAAGGGAATGCTATTATTTTAAAAGCAGTACCTATTAAAAAAATGACAAAAGAGAAACGTACAAAATCATGGGAGAATGTTACACTGCAAGAGATTTTAAACGAGTTTGCAATGAGGCATGGCTTGAACCTGAAAACATATGGAACTGAAAACTTCTTATATAATCGGATAAATCAAGTAAATGAGGCTGACTTTGAATTTTTAAAAAAACGCTGCATGATAGAAGGGTATAGTCTTAAAATATCCAATGGGAATCTGATTGTTTTTAATGAGGAGGAAATGGAGCGGCAACAAAGTATTACAGTTACAGAGCAAGACATTATAGGAAATTTTTCCTATAAGACAAAAGAAATATATGGTGCAGTAAAATTGGTTCATGGGAATATAGAAAACTTTTACCCGAAGCAGGTCCAAGAGGGAGCAGTGTTGATGGTTGACGACTTAGAAGTAAATAGTATTGGTGAAGCTCAACGTTTTGGCAAAAACATTTTAAATCAGCATAATAAATTTGAGCATACCATTGGCTTTGATACGAGGTTGAATACAAATGTAGCAGCAGGAAGCATGATAGTTCTCAAAGGGCTAGGGCTTAGTGATGGGAAGTATTTTATTTATGAAAAAATAGATTCTTATACGGAAGATAAGAGTTCTTTTTGTTTAAGACGGATAAGAGGGTGATCCAAGTGAATTACAAAGGTATTGTCTCTAGTAAAGAAGGTCAGATGTTCAAAGTTTTCATCAAAGAAAAAGCATATTTAACAGGGCTTATCCCAAGGTGCGTAGACGTATCAGACTTACAAGTGGGTGATGAAGTAGTGGTTAGCTTTTTTGGAAACAACTTAATAGATGGGGCAATTGTTGGCCTTATAAAGAGGGGTGGATAAAATATGTTGTTTTGCATATTTGGACCAAAAGGATTTACAGTAAGCTCAGACAAAATCATGACTTTTGAAGATTTTAAATTCGCTACAAGCTTAGAAACCCAAAAGCAAGAAAATCTAGGGAGAAAGCCTAGTACACAGATTAAAAATGTAAATCTAAGTACATTTAGTATTAAAGTCAAAGTGGATGCAACATTAGGTGTTCACCCATCAGCACAGATTGATGAATGGATCAATGTACTTTCACAAGCAAAGCCTTACCCCTTTTTATTGAATGGGAGCCCTTTTTTAAATACAAAATGGCTTTTGGTAAATGTAACTGTGGACAAGACGAGTGTAGATAAGTATGGTAATATTTTATCTGCTGAATTAAATTTAAGTTTTGATGAATTTGCAAGTAAGGCTGCAGCTACAGTTTCTAGTACTAGCTCAAGTGCAGCAAGTGGTACAAAAATAGGTTCTAGTAAAGCTGAGAATACAGACTCAGTATATGAGGCATTAAGGCCAAAGCAAAAATCAGAATTAAAAGTAAGTAGCCTATCTAAGCTTAGGTCAAATGAGCAAACCGTTTAGAGGAGGGAAATATGTTATATGAAATAGATACCTCACAAGAATATACCCTCGATTGGAGGGCAAAAGGAGAACAAAGAATCCTACAAAATATAAGGAATCTATTAAGTACTTTTAGGTATGAAGTGGCTTTTGATAGAACAAAAGGGCTAGATCCTACATTGTTGGATAAACCTGCTGAAACGGCTCTTGCTATGTATATATCAGAAGTGTATAGACTTGTAGAAACCTATGAGCCAAATGCAAAGGTTAAAAACGTATCTGCAACAGGAATAGATTCTAAAGGGAATATAGCATTAAAGGTGGTGATTGAAATTTGAGCATACAGTTTGTAGAAGTAGATGCTAAGAAGATTTATAATGAAATGTTAATTGCCTTTCAAACGGCTTTGGGAGAAGTTTTATATCCAGGCGATGAAAGACGTATTTTTTTAGAGCAAGAAGCCCAGCTTATTGTGGCGCTTTACAATGCTATTAATGACAGTGCAAAGCAAAACCTACTACGGTATGCAAGAGGCGAGGTTTTGGATGCGATTGGAGAAAGTAAAGATGTTATGCGCTTAGTCCCACAAAAAGCTACTTGCTTGATGCGCTTCACCTTATCAGCCCCTCAACAAACAAATATCATTATTCCCAAAGGGACAAGAATAACTCCAGATGGGGTTTATTTTTTTGAAACGATTGAAGAAAAAACAATATATTCGGGAGTTATAGAAATTGATATTCAATCGGTAGCAACGGTTGCAGGAGCAAGTCACAACGGATTTAGCCAAGGACAAATCAATGCGCTAGTGGATATCATTCCATTTGTAGGGCAAGTTACCAATATGGATGCCACAAGTGGAGGGGCAGATATTGAGGCAGATGATGATGGGGTAAATGTATGGAGTGGGTACAGAGAAAGGATTAGGCTTGCAAGTGCTAAGATTAGTACAGCAGGGCATGAGTTAGGTTATATTTATTATGCCAAAAGTGCAGATGCAAATATACAAGATGTTGTAGCCACTTCTCCCAATCCAGGAGAGGTACTCATTACAGTACTTATGAAGGATGGGGAGCTACCTACTGAGGTAATTTTGCAAAAAGTATATCAAAGCTGCAGTCCCAAACATGTAAGGCCACAAACAGATCATGTCCTAGTTGCCCCTCCAGAAGTTGTTTCTTACAACATCAATCTCACTTATTACATTAGTTATGAGGAAGAGACAAAGGCGCTCTCTATTAAGGAAGCAGTAGAAGCAGCAGTCGCAGAGTACAAACAGTGGCAAGACACAAAAATAGGGAGGGCCATTAATCCTGATAGATTAAGACAGCTTATTTTAAATGCTGGAGCAAGTAGAATCATATTATCAAGCCCTACCTTTACAGAACTTACAGAGACACAAATTGCCAAAGTAGATGCTATAGATGTTGTATATGGAGGGTTAGAATAGGAGGTATTATGGAACTTAAGCAAATAGATTTGCTTGCTTTACAAACATCCACTATGAAGAAAGATAGCACAACAATTGCGCTAACCCAAGCACTTACGCCACACCTAAATCAAGTTAACCCCGATAAGTGTATTCTTGCTCTCAACTTAGATAGTATGAATAGTAGAATGCTAGATGAGCTTGCCGTAGAGAAAAATATTTTTTGGTACGATCCTAATGCCTCTCTTATTGTAAAAAGGAACCTTATCAAAAACGCGGATAAGGTTTTTCGCTATTTAGGAACAAACTATGCTATTGAGCAGGTCATAAAGGATTACTTTGGAGATGGAGAGATAGAAGAGTGGTATGAATACGGAGGAGAACCTTATCATTTTAAAGTTCTAACCTCAAATCTTTCCGTAACAAGAGAAAGTGCAGAGCAATTTAGAGAGGCTGTAAATAAAGTAAAGCGATTAAGTACAAGGTTAGAAGAGGTACTTGTCAATATGGTATCTACCTTGGATGTATGCTATGGATTCGTATTACATACAGGAGATACAGTAATTTTAAAACAAGGAGCGTGATAAACGTGAGCTTCGGAAGCATTATTTTTACAGACAGAGGGAGGCTACTACAAGCTAAAGCCCAAACAGGAAAGCAATTAAATTTTACAAAAATACAATTAGGAGATGGAGCACTAGGAGGGCAAGCAATACAACCTCTTAGTGCTCTTATTAGTCCAAAGAAAAATGTTGCAATTACTACCATTAAAATCGGTGAAGGCACAGCTACGGTAGGAGGCATACTTAATAACAGCGATATAACAACAGGCTTCTACTGGAGGGAAGTAGGGCTTTTTGCTAGAGATCCAGACACCAATGCAGAGATTTTATATTGCTATGGAAATGCTGGAGCTTTGGCAGAGTATATTCCTGCAGGTGGAGGAAGTGAAATTCTAGAAAAAAGGCTTGATATCATTGCCATCATTGGAAACGCAGCAAATGTAAGTGCCACAATAGATAGTAGTTTAGTTTTCCTTACTCCAAGTGAGCTAGATGGACATAATACAAGTCCACAAGCACATGAAGATATCCGATTATTAATAAACAACTTGTCTAACCCTGCTACAAAAGAGGCATTAGGGCTTGTAAAGATAGGGGATAATCTCACAGTAGATGCAGAAGGGAGGGTCAGTGGTCCTGCAGCATACACGCATCCTGCAGCTAAACAATGTAACTACGTAGCACCAGTATCATCCGTGGCAGGGAGAACAGGGGCTGTTACATTATCAAAAGGTGATGTTGGTTTAGGTTCAGTTGAAAATTATGGGATAGCTACTACTGCAGAAGCCCAAGTAGGGACTGTTAATAATAAGTATATGACACCATTGAGAGTGAAAGAATTAGTAGATAGTAGTCAAAGAATTAGTAATATAGATACGGAAATTAACAATTTAAAGTCATCTGTCAGTAGTGGTAAGACAAGTATCGCTTCCGCTATTACTGGCAAAGGTGTAAGTGCATCTGGAAGTGATACTTTTGCAACACTAGCAAACAAGATAACGAGCATACAAACTGGTCAAAGCGAAGCTAATATTATAAAGTTTATGGCGAGTTTATTAAGAGCGACTATAACTAATGGTACAGGTAATTACACTATAAGTAATAGCAGGTTTGACCAGCTTAAAAGATATTTTTCTATATTGTATCTTAACCCACCAGTAGATTCCAATAGGCGATTTTATCATGGCAAAGGTGTCTATATGGTAATGCAATATTCAAATCCAAATAGTACTAGAGCATTTCACAATGTCAACTGGAGTGGTCACATAATACCATCATCATATGATTCGCAAAATACGGATTATGCCGTTGTTATTGGAGAACATGATTCGTACCCATATATACAAATGGATGATTACAGATATTTGTATAGGCTTGATGTAAGTAAGATAGGTAATTGGTGATAAATTGATTAAAGGAGGATTATTATGGTTACTCAAAGAATATTAATACGCAGAGATAAAGAAACAGGCGAAGTATTATCTCATCAGTTGTTATTTGATGATCAAACAACAGAACACATCATTATCGATAATTTACCAGTAACAGAGCATCGTAATGGCTACACATCACTGTATAAAGTGTACAACGATGGCAATGTCACGGTAGTATATCAACCGATTCCAAAGACCGAAATTGAAATACTGAAAGAACAACTTGAAGAAGCTATTGGATTAATAACCGAACAAGTAGCAAAAAATACATTATTAGGAGGACAGTAATATGAATGAGACTTTAAGAGAAATGGTAGAACAGAATATCTTTACAAGAATTGCAGTAGCAGCAGTGAATCAGAGGAAGCAAGACTTAAATGGTATGCAAGAGCTCACAGCTTTGTATGTAGCAATGGGGTGGGTAAGTGCTCATGAAGTTGCAGAGATTTTAGGGTATGCACAAGAAAAATTAGCTTAGGATAAACAAACAATTATTTATACTTATCTAAGTGTATTTGACTTCTTATTTTTTTAAAATATACTATGTGTATAGTAACAAAATGGAGGGAAGATACAATGGAAGAGAAAGAAGAAATGAGTTTAAATGAAAAAATAATAAAGAAATTTGCACCAAAATTTTATTTGAGCTACCAAACTTATAAGAATCAATGTTTAGAATATAGACAAAAAATCCAAGAAATGAAGATACAAAACAGTAGATTAAATTCAATTATTAAAACTGTTAATAAAGTTGCCGAACGGCAGGATACAGTTTTAGAAATTAAAGAGGATGGATTTGTAATATTTAAAGAGTTTGATGGTTCAATTGTTATGTCAAGAAATATAAATCCATATAGTAATTGGCAAGCTAAAATTTCATGTTGTTGGAATTTAGAAGCTAAAAAAGTCTATATCTGTGATAATCATGCAAATCCTCCTTGTCAAGGATATGGATCTAAAGCAATGCAAGCATTATTTAAAGAAGCTAACAATGTAGGTATAAAGACTATTACTGGGTGGTTAAGCCCTCATGATACTGGAGACGAAGAACATGGGGCCATGCTAAGACATTTCTATAAAAAACATGGGTTTCATATTACAATTCGTGATGGAAAAGAAATAGTAGTAAAAGAGCTAACAGGTAAATAGAAAAAAATTGCAGTAGAAGAGGTCGATTAAAAGAAGCAAGGCTTAGAGGGGATGCAGGAGTTAATAGCATTATATGTTGCAATGGACTTGGTAAGCGCCCATGAGGTTGCAGAGATTTTAGGGTATGCCCAAGAAAAATTAGCCTAGAAAGCTTAAGGGAGGTAAGGGATGAATGAATTTGCTTTAGCAGTATTTAGCTTTGTGGGAGGAGCAGGTGTTGTTGGTGGGCTTATTTTAAGACGGTTTGACAAAATTGATAGAAAGTTAGATAAGCAAGAAGAAGCGAGAGTAGATGAAAGTATTGTGATTATATCAGGGTTAAGAGCTATTGGACATTTATCAGAGGCTACTGCGATGGCACAGAAAAGAGGACATACTAATGGTGAGACAGAGACAGCTTTAGCGTATTATCAAAAGTCAAAGGATGAATTGAATAATTATTTGCTACGTAGAAGTGCAGAACGTACACACGGACGTTAAGATTGGAGGTTGATCTGTGGGATTTAAAATTAGATTTGAAAAAGGGAAAAAGAAAAAATTAGACTTTTCAAAAAGGATATTTAACACAATATCCTTTTTTTGTGCGCTTATTACCTTTTTTACGATGGCAGTAATCTGGAAAACATCAGATACATCACCTTTGGCTTACCTAATTCCTTGTTGGTTTGCAGAGCTAGCCACAGCCACAGGGTTTTATTACAACAAGGCTAAGGCAGAAAATCTGAATAAAAAATATAAGGAGGAGTCAGATAATGGAATTTATAACGAATAATTTAGTTGTAATACTTGGCATGGTGGGGGCCTTGGCATTTATGCTCAACATTATTGTGGAGATCACTAAGGATATTGGATTTTTAAAAAGAATACCAACAACAGCTTATGTTTTATTGTTATCTCCTATTTTATGTGTATTGGCCTATTTTTCATACGTTTCTTATATGGAACTAAAAGTTTACTGGTATATGCTCTTCTTTGTAATTATGGGAAGCTTTGTTGTAGCCTATGTTGCTACATATGGATGGGACAAGCTCTTTGAACTTTGGAAGCGCTTTAATAAGGAGGTCTAAAATATGACAAATCATGAATTCGTAGCAAAGCTTCAGGAGATTGCAGATAATTATAAGACTGTTTATATGTGGGGAGTCTTTGGCTCCCCTGTAATGGGTCCAATTATTGCTTCGAAATCAAACCAATACCCAGAATGGTACACTTCAACCAAACAAGCACAATTACGGCAACTAGTAGGCAAAGGGTATTTTGCTTTTGACTGCGTAAATCTTATCAAAGGAGTACTGTGGGGATGGAATGGAGATTCTACAAAATCAAATGGTGGAGCAGCGTATGCTTCTGCGGGTGTGCCTGACATAAACGCAGACACTATGATTATTAGATGCAAAGATGTGTCCACAGACTTCTCTAAGATTGAGGTAGGCGAAGCAGTTTGGATGCCAGGGCATATTGGTGTGTACATTGGTAATGGTAAAGTCATTGAGGCTACTCCTAGTTGGGAGAATAAAGTTCAAGTAAGTGCTTGTGCAAATATTGGGATAATCCAAGGATTAAACAGTAGAAGATGGACAAGTCATGGAAAGCTACCTTATATCAAATATGTAACAAGTACTATATCTACAATAGTAAAAGATGAGGAGTTAGAAAAAGCAGTAGGAATACTATTTCAAAAAGGAATCATCGGATCTCCAGCAGTCTGGATTTCTTTAAATAAAATAAACCTCAAGAATGTGCCATCTTTATTATTCAAAATGGGTGGAATAGAGGTATTGGTGGCAGACGGAGTAATTAGCAACAGACAGGTTTGGGCGAGTGGAACTTATACGAAAGACAATGTGCGATCGTTAATTATTAAGTATGTAAGAATGAATAAAGGGTAAAGCTTCGGCTTTACTTTTATTTTTTTCTTGCTATTTCACAGTGGTTTTCTTAAGCCTTTTCTTTCTTCTACATACACACGTTCCGCACTTGATTTCAATATAACCCATTGTTTCCCAAACTTCTTACAGTCTATACCTTTTTGAAGGAGCCTATTGCTTATAGGTCCTCATCCTTATTGTATATTTGGGATGTCTCTTTTGAACTAATAAGGTATTCGTATTTCAAGTTTACCCCCTTTTTGCTTCACGACCACTCGTTAGGATTTTAAATTAAACTTGTTATTAAAATAATAATAAATTATAATGTAGATAATAAATAAAAATGTAACAAATTAAAATAAATAAACTAATATTTAAAATAACATTTAGAAAACTAGTATAAATATGGGAAAAAGGTATAAAAATACTTGAGAATTCATAGATATATGTGTTTGATTGGTACCAATATATTCTTTGCACTCTTATAATGGTGAGATAGTGCCCTATAGAGAAAATCGAGATAGTAAATTAACCAACGATATTACAATTTTGCTTGACTACAGAGAGGAGTAGATTGTAAAAATGAAATTCAGGCGAATAGACGCTTATTATAATATATATGATGTAAAAGAATCAGGAGTTGTTTACCTAATTTTTGATTATTGGGATGATTACTCCTATTGTACTACGTTTAATGCTTATTATAGAGAGGATGACTCAAAAGAGGCTGTGGAGCTGGGCACAGTAAAAATCGGCTGTCTTTCATTAGCGAGTAAAGGTGAGCGACGTTTGTCAGTTAATGGTTTTGAATCATTTTCAATTAAAAAATTAATTCCTAGTGAACTATTTAATAAGTTACCAAATGATTTTTTTTCTTTAGGTCAAGATATGGAGTATTATAAAAAAATTAATAATATTTTTGAAGATGAAAATACGGAATATTATGATTCGCTAAAAGATATAGCTTATGATTATAAACGATTTAAGATATTATATGAGGAATCAGAACCATGTTTGAAAAGTTCATTGATGAGAAATTTATATATTCCCAGTGTAGAACAATTTAATAGAATTTCTAAAGGGCAAGCGGAATTAACAGAGTACTCATTTATATTTAAATGTAATGAGGAGCAAATTGGTCTTAATGTTATTCCAAGCTCGTTACCTCCAACGAATATTCATATATTGATTGGGAGAAATGGAGTAGGAAAAACCTGGCTATTGCATAATATTGTTTGTAAATTGCTTGATAATTGTGGTGTAGATATTAATGGATTAGAAAAGTCGAATAAATATACCATAAGTGATGCTTTCTCTATTGAATGCCCTCAAAATAGTTTTGCAGGTATTATTGGACTATCATTTAGCGTTTTTGATGATGCCCTAGCAATTGATATTAAAAATAAAAATCAAAGACTAATAGATGAATTTAAAAAAAAATATAAATATATTGGCTCAATTAGTAAAAGTCAAAAAGACGGTAAAACAAAAGTTAAATCTGTTGAGGATTTATCAACTGAATTTATGGAAGCTTTAAGTGAAATAAGTAAAAGTAGAAATAAAACAGAAACATATTTGGAAACTTGTAAAAATTTAGATAGCGATTCAATGTTTAATGAAAATGGGTTTATTATCCTTTTGGAATCTTATTTTAAAAATAATAAAAGACAAGATGTTTACTTAAATGAAAATAATGGACAAGAAACAGCTTTAGAAAAATTTCATGAAAAAGTAAAAAAATATTTTCAAAGATTAAGCTCAGGGCACATGATAATAATACTTTCTTTAACATTATTATCACAATCAATTTCTGAAAAAACAATTGTACTAATTGATGAACCAGAAACGCATTTACATCCTCCTTTGCTTTCTACATATATAAGAACATTATCCTTTCTATTATTAAAGAAAAATGCTGTTGCAATTATTGCTACACACTCTCCTATTGTTTTACAGGAAGTTCCTAAAGATTGTGTTAATAGGATTGAGCGAATTGGTCCCTATATGCAGTTCCATAAAATAACTCTTGAGTCATTTGCAACAAACACAGACTCCTTAACGAGAGAAGTATTTGGGCTAGAAGTTATAAAAACTGGGTTTTATCAATTAATAGAAAAGGAAATAGAAAATACTTTTGAGGAGAGTTTTAATAAATTTGACCAAAAAGTTGGATTTTTAGGTCAAGTGTTAATGCAAAGCTTAATTAATAAAAAGGGAGATACTGATGAGAAAAATAAATAA